GAAAGAAAAGATGTAAAGGAAAAGAAAGGGTTATTTAAAGATATACCCAAAAATTTATTCATTAGAATTCTTTACGGGGGCGGAATTTGGAAATGGAAAAAGGATTGGAATATTCCTGATGATTACAAGACACCGCCCAAAATATTAGAATTTATTAAAGAAGTTGATAGAATTAGTAAAGTAATTGTTGATGCGAACCCGCAATTAGTTGATATTGTAAAAAAGGTAAAATTGGAACAAGGTAAAATAGATGAAGAAGGATTTTATATTCAAAGCAAAGAAGATAAGGAAGCGAAGAAACCAAAAGTAAAATTTAATTTGAATGGTTCTGTTTGTTCCTTCTTCTTACAAGAAAAAGAAGTATTGATTTTGGAACATATTTTTAAGTATTGCGTAAGTAAGGAATACATCAAAGATAATATTGCTGTTCTGTGTGCTGATGGAATAATGATACAAAAGAAATATTATAAACCTTCACTTTTGAAAGAATTGGAAGAACTTGTAAAGTTGAAAACGGGGTTTGAACTAAAATTTTCTAACAAGGCGATGGACGAAGATTACCTTGCGATATTAGATAAACATTTGATATTTGATTTATACAATCCAGCGTTCACATCGGGATTATTAGCAAACTATTTCAAAACCATTTATTCAAACAAATATGTAAATGTTGGGGGGTCTTTGTATTGCTATAACGGAAAGTATTGGAAGAAAGAAACGGATAAGAAATATGCGAAATTACACAATTTTGTAGATACAACTTTTTACAAACATTTGATAGATTACATTTCCAATCTTATTTCCAAACAAAATAAAGTAATTGGAGCGTTAGATGAAAAGAAAGATGAAGATAAACCCAAATTGGTGGTTGAAAAGGAAAAGATGGCGAAAATGTCTGAATTCCTTTCAAATGTAAATGTTCAATTACGAGCGGTTAAAAAGCGAAAGGAAATCGTAGAAGATATTATTAATAAAATTTCTTGTTCTTATATTGAATTTGATAGTGACCCGCATTTATTAGCATTTGAAAACAAAGTTTTTGATTTAAAAACAAATGAATGGATTGAACCAAAATACAACCAATATATTAGTGTTACAACAGGTTGGGAATGGTGCGATTATTATTCAAACGATTTGAAAGATGAAATGCGAAAAATATTAAATAGTATTTTACCAATTAAAGGAGTAAGAAATTATTACTTAACGGCATTATCAACAGGATTATTCGGACAACAAATTCAAAAGATTTTCATAGCATCGGGGGTCGGAGGTAATGGAAAATCTGTTTTGAATGGATTAATGATGTCGGCGATAGGAAATTACGGGTATACATTACCATCTTCGGTTCTTTTGGGGGCAATCAAAGATGGAGCGAACCCAGCAATAGCGAATATGAATAAAAAACGCTTTTGTTTAGCGTCTGAACCAAATGGAAAGAAAAAGATTTGTTCGGCAACCTTGAAAGAAATAACAGGAAACGCAAAAATAAATAGCAGGTTGAATTACAGCGATAATTGCGATGTTTTTTTACAATTATCTTTGTTTTTGGAATGTAATAAAATTCCTGATATTGATGAAGTGGGGGTTGGGGTTGAAAGAAGATTTGATGTGGCGGTGTTTATTGCCCGTTTTGTTGATGCAAACAAATATGGAGAATTTACAACGGAAGAAATTAAAAACCAACATATCTTTATTGGAAACCCTGATTACATTACAGACCCTTTTAAAGTTAAATATCGCCAAGCATTAATAGAAATCTTGTTGGAATATTTCAAGATTTTCAGAGAAAACAATTATCAGTTTCCTGAAAAACCAAAAGAAATGAAAGAAAAGGAAAAGCAATATCTTGCGAATAGCGATGAAATTTACTCTTGGTTTTGTTCTCATTACGAGAAATGCGATGAAGGAGAAGAAAAAATGTTTTTTGTTGAAGATTTATACAATACTTTAAGAGGTTCTCAATACTTTGAATTAATGACGAAAGAAGCAAAGCGAAATTTTAACGAAAAGAAATTTAATATAATGTTAGATGAAAACTTGTTTTTGAAAGCAATTATCAAACCACGAAAGGCAACTTACAAGAAAGTTCAACAAACGAAACCTTTTATAGTAGGGTATAAACTAATTGTTGAAAAAAAGGATGAACTGGATGAAGAAACCGATGAAGAAAGTTTGGATTTGTAAAATCTTGAAATCTATACTTTTATAAATATAATTCATATTTATAAAAATAATATCTAATTCTATTATAAATGCCTACGCCAATTGATAAAGTGTTGTATGAAAAGGTAAAGAAATATGCCGATAGTGTATATTCAAAACCAAGTGCTTACAAAAGCGGATTTATTGTAAAAACTTATAAGGAAAATGGTGGTAAATATTTAGATGATGATAAACCCAAGAATTTGGAAAGATGGTATCAAGAAAAATGGGCGGATATTGGAAACAAAGATTATCCTGTATATAGACCAACTATTCGTGTGAATAAGGAAACGCCATTAACCGCAAGTGAAATAGACCCGCAAAACGCAAAGAAACAAATTGCGTTAAAACAGAAAATAAAAGGAACTGCTAATTTACCGCCTTTTAAATAACTTAAAAAAGTTTCAATATACTGGTAGCGTAATAAGTTATTCTTTGTTCGTTTGTTGAAAAACCAACCCCATTATTCCACTGAAAATTTATATATATGTTTTGGGTAGCAGTTAATACAATTACACCAGATAAAGTAGTTAAATCGGCACTACTTATCGGTTGGGAAAATGTGCTATTGCTTATTGTGATTGATGATGTTGATGACCCAATTTCTCCCACTTGGTAAAAATAACTATATGAAACCGCACTCGTAGTTCCATTAGTAAATTCAAATGCGGAAGATACTAAATATGTCCCTGCTCCCAAAGTAATTAAAGGCGTTTGATAAGCACCAGAAGAGGTATTTAAATAAGAAAAAGGTTGAAATGTTTGATAAAAAACAGATGTGACCCCCGAACTTGATGGCGGATATGCTGACCCGTTGATAGTTGTTAAGGCAATATCATCTACACCCGTAATATCTTGCCCGTTCATATTAATACTGGTTAAACCAGCACTATTTCCAGCAGTTAAAACGTCACTTAAAGTTCCTGCTCCCGAAACAGGCGGGTATGCTGACCCATTTATAGTAGAAACATCTAAATTATTTAAATTTAAATTTCCGTTCTCAATAGATTTAATAGACATTATTATATTAATAAGACATATTAATATAATTAAAATACAGAATTGAAATCAAAAATATTTTCATTCATATCTTTTGTTGCTAATGCGTATTCGCTCACACGGCATTCAAAAAAATTGGATTTTCTTTCAATACTAATTGCCTCCATATATGAAAATGGACAAGGAACATTCCAGATTTTATCATATCCCAATTGTAGACATACTCGGTCTGCTACAAATTGAATATATCTCGTCATCATATCACTATTCATTCCAAGAAGACGGCAAGGTAACGCTTCGCAAATAAATTCCGTTTCAATATTAACCGCTTCTTTGATAATAGAATGTAATTTGTCTTGACTCAATTTATTATTCAGTTTTTTATATAACGCAATTCCAAATTCAGTATGTAATGCCTCATCTCTACTAATGAGTTCATTAGAGAAACAAAGACCTTGTAATAAGTTCTTGGTTCTGAACCAATAAATCGCACAAAAAGCACCAGAAAAATGTATACCTTCCACGCAAATAAAAGCAACCAATCTTTCAGCAAAACTTTCGCTACTTTGGATATGTTCTTTTACCCAATCTGCTTTCTTTTTAACGCAAGGAAAATTATTAATCGCATTCAAAAGTTTTGTCTTCTCTTCTTTGTTAGAAATATAAGTATCAATCAGAGTAGCGTATACTTCCTGATGTATTCCTTCTATCGCAATTTGAAACCCGTAAAATAATCTTGCTTCACTATTTTGAACTTCGTTGAAAAATCTTATCGCAATATTTTCATTTACTAACCCATCCATACAAGCAAAAAAGGCAAGAATATGAGAAATGAAATACTTTTCATCTGCGGTCATTTTCAACCAATCATTTAAATCCTTTGATAAATCTACTTCTTCTGCTACCCAAAAACAAGAAACGGCATTTTTATACATCTTATACAGGTCATTATATTTTACAGGTAGAACAACAAATCGTTCATCATCAGGCGTTAATAAAGATTCCATTTGTATAGTGAGAGAAAAGAACTTCTAAATAGGATTAAAGAGACAAGAAATTTAGATTTGTTCTTTGCTTTCAGCACGAATGGGGTGCGTTCTCTCAAATTCCATTTCCTTCTCTTCGGTATTAGTATCTCTAATAATTTTCAGACAACATATCTGAACTTCTTTACACTTGGATTTATACCCCATTTTCGCCAACCCGAATAATAAACCGATAGTGCTGGTAATAAAGAATGACCAAAATACTGCGTTAAAGACATCTGTATTCATATATAATAAGTTAATATTTTATTTTAAGGGGCGATATTTAAAACCCCCAAATTATCCCAGACTGCACCAGTAGGAAGACCAACAGCCGAAGTTGGTAGATTTTGGAAGATAAGGTTTCCAAGCGGTTTTGGTGTGAGAGTAAGGTTTCCTGTTCCAGTTGAAGCAGATGTGGATATTGATAAACTACCAGAAGAAGAAGTAATAGCACTTCCGTTCATATCAAGGGGTTTTAAAAAATTATTATCTCCGTCTGCTCCGTTAATACGCATAAACTCGGTTGAAACACCATTCAGCGTAGCAAATATACCAATAGACCCATCATCATTTCCAGCACCAACATTTCTAATAAGTGTTTCTATTTTCGCAAACTCGGTCTTTACACCAGTAGAGTTTTTAGCAAAGAATTGATGACTACCAATTATATCGTTATTCGCACCATTTCGTCCAGATTTATAATACTGGACTGACGGCACACCACTCGTCGTTCCAGCAGAAGCACTCGTAGCAGTTATAGTAAGATTGGGATTGGCGTTATATCCGTCGTTGGGGGCGGTTAAACCAAGAGTAGCAGAGTTAGCAAACAGATTGTCGCTGGAAAATCCAATAACGCCGTTTGTATTTAAACTCAAACTATCACCTGTATGATAAATGCCGTCGCTTTGATAAATCGCATTATTCGGCGTAAATCCATCATCAAAATCCACTTCAAGAGTAGCACTTGATAGAATAGTAAAAGTATTATTAGGAGTATCATTTAAAGTTATAACGAGAGGGTCTTGTGCCGTGCTACCAGCAGTTAGAACTTGTTGTAAAGTATCACTTGGAGGTGTTAAACCATCAACATATAATTTATTTACTAACTGGGTGTTCGTAGTTGGAACAGCAGAACATTCTGGAAGAATGGTAAATGTCTTCACCCCCGTAGTAAGAGTTTGGTTTCCAGCAATAGTCACAAAACCACCAGCAGGAGGAACAAGACCTTGAAGAAGTGAAAGAATGTAATTGAGACGCTGATTTAAAGAATAATTGGATAAACTCATATTATAATATTACGATATATTATTTATTATCAAATTAATTTCTAAATTTGAATTATTTAAATACTTTTAAGAAACTCAAAAAAATAGATTTAGAAATTTGTTAAATAGATTAAATTATATTTCAAAAAAATATAATCTAATTATATCTTATATAATGGAAACCCAAAACAAAATCTTTGATAATCTCAAAAACAAAAACATTAGTGCCTCTTCTCTCAAATTATACTTAAACAATCTAAAAAGGTTGAATGGTGGACAAGAAATAAAAAATTTCAATTTCTTAAAAGATACTGAAAAAATCGTTAATCATATTAAGGATTATAAACCGAATACCCGAAGGAGTTATTTAATCAGTATTGTTTCTCTCTTAAAACAAGAACCAAAATTTAAAAAGTTGTATGATATTTATTACAAAATGCTGATGGAATACAATAAAGAATTATCTGTAAATAATGATAAAAGTGAAACCCAGAAAGAGAACTGGATTACCCAAGAACAAGTTTTAGAAGTTTATAAAAAGTTAGAAGATGATTTACTGCCTAAACTAACCAACAAGAAAAAGATTAATGAAGATGAATATAAAGAATTACTTTCTTTTGTTGTTCTTTCTCTCTACACCTTACAAGCACCAAGAAGAAATTTAGATTATTTATATATGGTGATGGTGAAAAAATATAATGAAGATATGGATAAAAAATTCAACTATTTAGATTTAGATAATATGGAATTCCATTTTAATAATTACAAAACGCAAAAAACATACAAGACCCAATCCATTCCAGTATCTCCTGAATTACAAAAAGTTATTCAAATCTATCTCTCTTATCATCCATTAAAAAGTGAAATCAAAAAGAAGAATACATTAGTTCCCTTCTTGGTTTCTTATCAAGGCATTCCATTTGAACCTACCAATACAATTACAAGAATATTGAATAAAATATTTGGAAAAAAGATTGGGGCAAGTATGTTAAGAAACATTTATCTAACAAGTAAGTATTCCAATAATATGGAAAATTTAAATGAAGATGCTACTAATATGGGAACGTCTACGAATGTAATTCAAAACCAATATGTAAAGTTAGACAATTTAAACAATCCAGTCGCAAACTAAAATATCTGGTGGTTTTCCCGTATCTTTGGAATGTCTTTCAACAAAATCAATAAATTCAGGAAGATTGTAACCTAATTTCATCATCAAGACCCTACAAATAACCCATCTTCCACAAGTATCAATTCCATCTGCTAATTGTTGAAATTTGTGTTTATTATAAAAGAGTTGTTGTTTAGGAAATTTCGTTTTTAAAAGATTAGACAATAATGGTTTTAATTCACCCAACATCTTCCTCATCGCATATGATACAAATTCTAATTCACCATCAGGAACTCCCGATTTTCCGCCATACGAATCAAACCATTCTATTGTGTCTCCATATTTCATCAAAGCACACCAGTGCCCTACATTTCTTTTAGTTTCTGTTAAGATAATTCTATAATCAATAGGTTCAGACAATAAATCATTAATGTCTTGATAGTTTGCTAAATCACTATATTTCATTACCTTGTAGTCGTTCTCTTGTCCAAAGAATCTCTGAAAATCTAAATCATTAATCATCGTCTTCAAACATTTTTCGTAATGTTTTATTAAACTCTCTTTTCTAAAATCGTTTTTACTCATTTTATATTATAAGGTGATATATTATATTTAGGAGTTTAGATTTTCTTAAAATTATTCGTTTAAGAAATCTAATTTTATTATCTAATACTTATATATAGATGGTTCATTTTAATCACTCATATAAATTTGGAAAACAAGAAGAAGTAAAAGTATTGCCGATTATATGTGAATACTTTAAGAGAGAAATAACGCAGTATCCGAATCAATACGATAAATACGATTTTTTTGATAGCGAATATCAATATGAGTTAAAATCCAGAACAAATACGAAAATAAAATACCCCACAACGATGATAACTCTTAACAAGATGTCTGATAAACCTTTGATACTATTGTTTAACTATACAGACCGTCTTTGCTTTATCCAATATGATAAAGAGAAGTTTAGCAAGTATTTTATACAAAATCATTCAAGAGCGGGATTAAAAGAAGATGAGAAAGAACACATTTACATTCCAATAGAAGATTTAACCGATATTGTCCAATATTAGAAAACTTATATTTAGAAAATAAATATAAATTTTATCCAAAAAAAATATAGCAATATATTATATAATGTCGTATAGAAGTTCTTTGTCCGTCCCCGATACTTCAAGTGGTAATGTTGGTGCTACCTTTTCAGCAGTAGTAGGAACGCTCGTTCTTGCTACTGGTGTTTCTACCGTATTAACAAGTATAGTTGTTCCTGCGGGGACTTATTCAGTAAATATGTGTGTTAATTTATTTATTGCTAATACCACAAATGTAACTTCAGGGTTTATATTTTTGGGTTCAGCACCAGCGGGTAGTGCAGCACCCGCAACATCTATATATTCTATTGATATTATTGAAGGTGGTATAGTAGCAACAGCAAATATTTCAAGGCAATTATCCCCTTCATTCACCGTCACATTAACACAACCAACTATACTATATTTAGAAGTAGGAGTTAACTTTTCCGTAGCAGGTATATCTTCTGTTGTTCCTACTAATGTTACTGTTCCTTATAGTATTAAAGCAATCAAACTCGCTTAATTCAAATATTAGAAAACTTATATTTAGAAAATAAATATTCAGAAAAAAATATAACGATACATTATATAATGTCGTATAGAAGTTCTTTATCAATCCCCGAAACTTCAAGTGGAGCAGTTGGGACTGTTTATTCAGCAGTCGTATCCACAGTCGCAGTCGCAATAGGGACTGGTGTAGTATCCCCCATCGCAAGTATAGTTGTTCCTGCTGGTGTTTATTCAGTAGATTGTCTTGTTAATATTACTATTGATAATGCTACAACAGTAAGTTCTGCTTATACTTATATTCTGTCCGCACCAGCAGGAAGCGGAGCATTTACAACATACGTAACTTCTGTTGATATTGCTACTGCGGTTGCGTTTACAACAACCGCTCTTGAAATCCGCCAAATAGGAATTTCAAAAACAATCACTTTAACCGCACCCACTATTTTATATGGTGCTGTTGGATTTAACTTTACGGGAGGTGGTATTTCATCAGACCAACCTATTAATACTACTGTTCCTTATACTATCCAAGCAATCAAACTCGCTTAATTCAAATACTTTGAAAAATTTTAATTATAATAAATAATTAAAATTTTTTTGTTTCCATTTAGGACTTTAATTCAATTTCTTCAAAACCCATTCTGCGTAATTCCCATATTTCCATTTCTTACATTCCTTCTTATCTAATCCATTCATCAAACAAAAGTCCGCAATACTATCTGCTTTCAATCCTGATAAAGTCCAACCGTTTTTACGCCCATCTGGATAAGACCAAACGCTAATCGCCTCTGTTCCCCTATTTGAAGTGGTCTTGTTCGCCTTATAAAATTTAATTTGTGAAGCGTGATGTTTATAAATATTTATCGCTGTATAGTCCATTCTCTTAATAACTCTTCTAATTCTAATATTGAACCCATCTCTATCATTTTTGGTTTCGTAATCATTAATGAGTTCTCTTAATTGTTGTTCTAATTTATTTTCATCTGCTCTTAATCTTATCTTTCTTTCTTCATCGGTTAAATCGTTGTAATAAGGAACATTTTTTTTATACCATTCCAAAATAACTGGATAATCTTTAATGATTTCCATTTTTTCCAAACCCCACAATACTGAATGTTCTTTCTTTAATGGGTTCAAAATCCTTTTATTTGTATTGCTAACGAAAACCTTTTTATAAATATATCCTGAATGTTTAAGATAATCTTTTTTACCATATTGTTTGGAAAATCTTGCTTTGATATATTGCTTCAAATCTAAAACAATAAAATCAAATATTCTTTTATAATTTCTTCCGCTTAATCTATTGCGGTATTCAATATCTCCTGCGTTAATCATCATTTCTTCAAGAACGTTATTCATCTTATCTCTATACATATATAAGTGGAACGTCTTTAAGTCCATTTAAACAATATATATATTATATAAGTATAACTATTAAATTCATTTCAATTTTTTTTAGATTTCAAAATGAATTATTTAGATTTCAAACATATAATATTTAGATTTCATTTAGATTTCATTTAGATTTAACTATATATTATTTAGATTTCTTTAAATGGATTTCTGTAAGTATAAATTTATAAATTTATACTTGAAAATATCTAATATTATTTGGATTTCATTTGGATTTCATTTATTTTTATTTAGATTTCCATTTTAGATTCCTTTTTCTCCATTTTAGATTCCAAAATATAGTATATAGATTTGTCTTTATATAGTTTTATATAAGTATATCTAACATTTAGAATAAAAATCTAAAATTAAATATAGATTTAGAAAAATAAATATCGCATTATATTATAATAATGTCCACTTTTAAAACGTCATCAAATAGTAACGCAGGTCAAGGTATAAATCCAGAACAACTTTATTACGATGTTGTTATTTCTAATTTAGAGAATACAGACCAGTCCCCGCCTATTCTTTACTTTAACGAAACAAGAAATAATCCATTTGTGTATGACCCTGAAAGTTATTATATGAGTATTATTCGTTTTACGCTTGATACACCTACTCTACCTGTAATCATTCCTGAAATTCAACCTAATCAAGGTAATGTGAACTTAACAGTTTATTCAATTACTTTAACATTCACTTATCTCGGAATCACTTATTACGGAAAATCTTTTTTAACTTACATCCCGCAAAATCTTCAAGCAATTGTTCCTGCTCCTCCAAACACAACCGCAACAGGATTACAGAATAATGCGACTCAATATTATAGCATTTATAATTATCAATACTTTATCTATTTAGTAAATAATACCTTTACATCTGCTTACAATAGTTTGAATGGTCAAGTGATTGCTGTTGGTGGGGTTTTACCATCTGCCTACGCTCCTATAATGACTTACGATACCACCAATTTTATTGCTGTTATTAATGCTGATACTGCTGGGTATTCATCAACCGCACCAAATCAAATTGGTATATTCTTTAACAACCCGATGGGAACTCTATTTGCGTCATTTCCATTCTATTACCAAAAGGCGACACCCTTAAATATTACAAATGGATTAAATCTTCAAATTCAAACAGATACTTTTGGCGGTTCTAATATTCTACCTACTACCTACCCAACTACACCAACAGGGTTTCCTTTTGATGCTATACAAGTATTTCAAGAGACATCATCAGTAGCACTTTGGACTCCTGTTCTTTCTATCGTATTCTGTTCTAATACTTTACCAATAGTTCCGAATCAAATTTCAGCACCTTTAATTTTTGTAAATGGAACTAAATATCAAAATGGTGGTAACAATAGTGATGTAGCACAAATTATTACTGATTTTGTAAGTGATACTGGAATTTATAAACCTAATATTGTCTATACTCCTTCTGCCCAGTATCGTTTGATAGAACTAACAGGAAACCGACCCATTTATACTTTGGATATTAGCGTTTTCTGGAAAGATAGGTTTGGACAGTTGAACCCCTTTCAATTAGCATCTGGTTGTTCGTCCACTATTAAGTTCCTATTTACAAAGAAGGATAGTGGAGGTATAAAGTAAAATGTTTAGCAAATTTAAGGTTTAGAAAAAAAATTATATAAATAAAATTCCAAAAAAAAAATATTTATATAATTTATATATAATGAGCGACTTTAAATGTGTTTTAATTGAGGATGCCCGAATTGCCGATATTACGTCAGAAGAAGTGTTCGGTGTCCAATCGGGTGCTTCTCAATCCACTTACCAACAATTTCAAGCAGTAAGTTCTTCAAATTCTTCAATTGTCTTTTCAGTCCAAATACCGTCAGAAAATATTGTGATTGATAGACATTTACTACTTCAATCTACGGTGACTTTTTCAATTGCTTGTGCGAATGTCCCTGCTGGTGATTTAGCATTCCAATATGGTTTAACCGATTGTTTCCAAGCATTTCCTCTGAACTCTTTGTTTACTACTACCCAAGCAACAATTAACAACGTCTCTGTGTCTACCAATACCCAAGACGTTCTCCCGATGTTGATGCGAATGAACGACAGCAGAATGTTAAGCAGATATAATAGTTTGACCCCTTCTCTTCCAGATAATCAGTATGGTTCGTATTCTGATGCTGTTGGAGCGAATAACAATCCTCTTGCGTCTTACAATACTAATTCGTATGATATTGACTTTGTCCCCCGTGGTGCTTATCCTATTGTTATTAATAGTATTACCCATTCCATTACTGCTGGTGGGACAGATAGTTCATTAGTTTCTACAAATGTTCTTGATACTTGGGTGATTGTTATTACCGCTCAATTTACTGAACCGTTTTTGGCACTATCCCCATTCCTTAATACCTTACCTAACAACTCTGCTGGTTTAGTTGGAGTCAACAATATGTCTCTGGTTCTCAATATTGATAATACTTGTAAGAGAGTTTTTAGCACAGCGAATACTACCATTACTGGTTCTGGAACTGCCGCTGCGATTTCGTCTTACATTCAATCTATCACTCTTGGTTCTGTTGCTTCTCCTAATCAACCTGTTGGTTTTGCTAATACAAGAATTCTATTTAATTTCTTGTCCCTTCAACCAGAACAATACGCAAAAATTAGCACCAAAAACGTTGTCCCCTTCTTGGATTATCCCAGATACTTAACTACGTCTACTTCATCTAACTTGTGTGCTCCTCTTGGTTCTACTATTATTACATCTCAATCTATCCAACTCAACCAAATTCCAGACCTCATCTTGATTTGTGCGAGAGTCCCGATGTCCGCCCAAAAGTGGTATAACGCAAGTTCTTTCTTAACCATCAATAACATTTCAGTAAATTTCAACAACGCAAGTGGTATGTTAGCATCCGCTACCCAGCAAGACCTCTATAATATTTCTGTGGCGAATGGTAGTTCTCAAACTTATTCAGAATGGGTTGGTGCGGTTAATAACAACAATCCTGCTACTGGTGGCGTCACTTCTATCCCAACAACGGGAGGTCTTCTTGTTCTCAACCCCGTAAACCAATTCAATTTGCCCAGCTACCTTTCAGCATCTTCTCTCGGTCAGTATCAATTCCAATTTAACCTTACCGTCACAAATCAATTCCCATACGCAATTACTCCCGAAGTGTGTATTATCACGATGAATAGTGGAATTTTCGCTACGCAACAAGGCACATCTCAAATTTTCACAGGAATTCTCACAAAAGAACAAGTATTACGAACAAAAGAAATGAACCCTGTTCCTCATCTTGATAGTGGTGAATACGCCAGATTAGTTGGAGGCAAACTTTCTAATATGGGTATGAGTTCTCTAATGAAAATGGTAAGACATTACAAGAAAAATAAACTTTCTGGTGGTATACATTCTGGGGGTGCTCATTCTGGGGGTGCGATGAGTGCAGGGGCGATGTGTGGTGGAAGTATGAAGGGGAAACTTTCCAAACATCTTAAATAAACATTTAGTAGTTTAGAATACATTTTTTAATTTTAGATTTTTTAATAATTCAAATATTTAATTATTAAAAAAAAGTTAGATTTCCATATAAATTACATATAAAAAGTGATTTAAAGAAATATAAAAAACATTTTTTCAAAAAATAATATATTCCTTTATTATATAATGGAATTATACAATCAAGTTTTAGCAGACCAAATGAATGGATATTCTAAAAAAATGATTCATACAACTCCACAACCTACGATGTTTGGTGGACGCAGAGTTAGAAAATATGTTTTAGCAGGAACAAGTGAGAGTGACTATCCAAGTTCTCTTTCTGTTGGTTCTCTAACGGGAGAAAAACCCACCCATCTTTCAGGTGCTTTTTGGGATGGATTACCGCCCCGATATGCTGGGGGAATGATTCACAACCCTGTATTTCACGGTAGTCACGGAGCAAGGGGTCTTTATTATAGTGAACCTACCTATCCTATTCAAGCGGTAGAAGGAGGTAAACTAAATTTTGGAAAAGTGATGAGAAGTGTAGGTAAAGTTGCTATGCCGATAGTGAGAGATGTTGGAACAGATGTAGCGAAAGATGCTCTTGAAGGTGCTGTAATGGGTGCTGGACGCAGAGGTAAATTTAATTTTGGAAAAGTAATGAAAAGTGTTGGAAAGGTTGCGATGCCGATAGTAAGAGATGTTGGAAGAGATGTTGTTTTACCTGTTGCGAAAAATATGGCGAAAGATGCTTTGAAATCTTATATGTCTGGTTCTGCCCCCGCTGGTGGACGCAGAGGTAAAGTGAATATCGGAAAGGCATTTAAAAGTATTGGAAAGGTTGCCCTTCCAATTGCGAAAAGTATTGGAAGAGATGTTGTTTTACCTGTCGCAACAAGTATGGCGAAAGATGCTTTGAAATCGTATATATCGGGTTCTGCTCCCGCTGGTGGACGAAGAGGTAAAGTGAATATTGGAAAGGCATTTAAAAGTATTGGAAAGGTTGCCCTTCCAATTGCGAAAAGTATTGGAAGAGATGTTGTTTTACCTGTCGCAACAAGTATGGCGAAAGATGCTTTGA